CAAAGAAGTCATCATTCATCATAATAAAGTCATCACTAATTCGATCATCAAATGCGATATGTCTAATAAGGTTGTGAATGTTATTGAACTTAGAAGATACGTCTGGTACAGATATAAAGTCCCCAGCATACCATCCAGGCTTATACCCCACAACCCATACACGGCCCTCTGGTAGGTTTTTAACCACAGATCGTAACGAATACCTTAGCTCTTCGTTGTCGCCTTTACGACAAATGTAGACTATGTCCATATTTCTTCTATTCGCAGATGTATGTAAACGACATGTGGAATTTGTCTGCAGTTGTAAGACCTATTGGGCTATTGTGGTCAAATGGTTCGTCTTTTGCAGAACTTCCAACACCCCAAATAGTCATGGCCGTGCTTGAATCCGATAAATGGCCTTTAATGCTATAGTGGTCTACACCCTGATTTACTGAATCGTGAATAGATCCACCATAAACATCAGTGTGATATTTTGAAGCAAACGGTAATGTCAGAGAATATTGGCCTGTTCCAAAATTTGAAACATTTGTAAATACAACCTCTATTTGTACAATGACCAGGTTGCCGATTTTAACATAGGACCCAGTTGCTGGGGTGTTGGTAAAAGTCAAGCCAGTTCCAGACCATACTGGAGAATAAGACTTTATTTCGGTAGTCAGGCCATCAGTATCACCGAAGGCAGGGTGCGTAAATCTAGCCATTACATACCAGCCTCAAGGTTAGTTTTGAGAACCGCCACCTTCATATCAGAAACGCTGCTGACAACGTAAAGAGAGTCTCTTCCGTTTAGTTCTATAGAGATAGCGTGATTGGGGAGGATGCGGTAACCATAGCTTTCCGAAGATACGTTTTGTGCTCCAATATAGATGTAGCCAGAGGCGTTTACATTTTGGATCGTAATGTCTATTCCAGAGTGAATTCCTGGTGGAGTAAGTCTGGTAGCAGTAGAGTTGCTAAGAGTAAGAAGTGAGTGAGTAGCCATACTACTATTATACATTATTATTCAGATAAGAGTTGGTATGCCCAGTTAAGAACGTCAAGGGCGATTTGATCATTGACCATGTCTTTTTGTGCCAGAAGAGCACGAAACTTTTCAAAGAAAAGGATTCTCTGGTATCCCATAGAAAGGTCAAAGATTTCTTCGCCAGCAGGACCAATAACATTAATTAGTCTAGTTAGCTCTTGTAGAATTTCTTCAGAGTCCATGCTCAATTATACCACTATTTGGGGTAGACATCACCAGAGCTAACTGGTATAATTGTAGGTATGAAACCCATCACTAAATACAAAATACAGGTTACCCTAGCCCTATTCGTTTTGCCGTTAGTGGCTACAAACACGGCACAGGCAGAAACCCCACTCCAAGATCATACCGTTGCGGTTGAGAATGACTCTTCGGTAGAGTTTATGAAAAACCTTAAGCCAGTCTACACAAAGAAAAGCCGTCTATCTGCAACTGAGCTAAAAAAGATTCTTTATTCGGTAGGATTCCGTGGTCACAATCTCAAAGAAGCATGGGGTACTGCGATGAAAGAATCGACAGGGAGACCACTGGCACACAATCGTAATAGTAACACAGGGGATAATTCCTATGGTCTATTCCAGATCAATATGATTGGTTCGCTAGGACCTGCCAGACTAAAGCAGTTTAATTTAGACAGCAACAAAGACCTATTCAACCCATACGTCAATGCTAAGATTGCTTTTAAAATGTCTAATGGTGGCAAAGACTGGTCAGCCTGGCACGGTATCACGGAGACAACAAAGTCTTGGATGAACAAGTTCCCTAAATAACTTGACAATCAAGACCCCAAAAGGTATAATTAACTAATGGTTAAATTTTTTAAGCGACTGGCTGATAAACAGCAACGCTTAGTGCAGTCTGCGTATGACCTCGGGTATGAGCATGGGCTAGAATCTGGTAAGAAAGAAGCCTATAACGAGATCCTGTCTGTTTTAAACCACAACATAGAGTCTATTGACTGGACCAGAGAAGAGCCTTTGCAGGTTAGGGACATTATCCCAATGCTTGAAAAGCACAAGAATACTAAAGATGATACATGGGAAGGGTTCAGTGAAAGCTAATGGACTTTAATAATATTGCTAACATGAAGCTCTCTGACTTCGAACAATGGGGACAGACAGAGTACAACAAGGGATACAAGGCAGCACTCGTAACAATGAGCAGGCTTCTGTCGGGAAAGATCTGTGATGATTTTAATGCTGATGGCAAGTGTGAGCATGAACTATGTGCACAAAACTTTGAGATCTCTAATGGTCTTGACAGGGCAATTTCCAACATATCGTAATAAAGTCGGGCGGTAAAAGCTCGGCGGAAAATAAGAGAACCAAAGCCTTGACACAAGGCCTATTCTCCTGTATACTGGACATATCCAAATATCCCACAATAAGGAGCATAATGCTTGTAGAAATTAAAACCGAAGGCTTTTCTGCCGTAGTCCCATACATCCAGACACTTCCTGCCATGCTCGTAATGTCTGTATCCGCAACCAATAACCCAGCAGTCCAGATGAAGCGAACTATGGAACTGCTTAGGGATAACATTGCCCCCGATCTTATTGATGAATTTGAGCAACTAAACTCCATCCAGATGCAAGATCTTTTGCAGCAATGGCTTGACAATGCCCTTGTTTAAGGGTATAATTAATATATAAAGTTTCCGTTAAACGAGAGAAGAACATGCAAACTTTTTTACCATATAAATCATTTGTTAATACCGCACGAACTCTAGACAATAAGCGACTCAATAAGCAGATTCTAGAGTGCTACCAGATCCTCAATGTCCTGTCAAACGATGACCCTCACGCTGGATGGCGTAACCACCCTGCTGTCAAGATGTGGCGTGGGCATGAGTGGGGTCTGTACAACTACGCTATGACTATGGTTGACGAGGCTAATGAGCGTGGCATCAAGACAGAGAACAACGTTCGTAATCTTAAGGACCTTAGTGAGCGTATGTATCAATATTGGGGTGTAGATAACCCTAAGTGGATGGACGACAAAAAGGTTATGGCACGTGTGACAACTACACACAAAGCAAACCTATATCGTAAAGACCCAGAGTTTTATTTTGAGTTTCATACCGCCGTCGAAAACCCAAACAATGAGCCATGCTGCGACAAGTGCCAGTACTACTGGGTTACCCACAAGCAGGTGGCGTAATGAGTGGCTGGGATCAGGAGCAGGAGTATCAGGATGGTGTTCGTGCCGAGCGTGAACGCATTATCAAACTACTGGAAGATCAGGGATGCGATTGCCACAATGTCTACTGCGACAAGTGGGCTACTAGCGTCTTAAAACCGCTCATCACACTTATCAAGGAGCAGGCCAATGATTAAAGTAGAGAGCGATATGCTCGTATTGGATTCATCCTTTAGCAAGGAAGATGTCCTGGCCATCAACCACTTTGTAGAGATTGCTAGAGCACAGGAACGTGAACGCATCGTCAAGATGCTAGAAAAGCAATTGGCAGAGCAGAGTATAGGCATATTTTATGCTGATGCCATCAGTGCATCTATCAAACTTATCGATGGTTCAAATAATAACGAGTAATGGTTCAATTTAAGGAGAAATATGAGATGGACAAAGAGCAATATAACACAGACAATCTACCAGATGGGTTCAAAGATAGCTCAAATGGTGAATGAAACCAAACTAATCATTGCCAGGGTAGTTTATTATGTTAGCCTAGTGGCTATCGGTATTGGCCTAGCAGGTATGCTTATCCTATTCCTATACTGGCTACTATCTAGTCCAATGGCTTTCCAACTGTTTGTAGCCCTTATGGGTATTGGTTCAGTTGTCTTCGTAATGGGTTTGCTGTTTGGCTGGACTGAGAAGTGGTTGGCTAAAAAAGCGGTATACAGGAAGAAAGACTAATGGAACCAACAGATCCAGGGTACAGCATCTTCAAAGGTGCAAAGCCAGAACCAACCATAGTATACGAACTACCAGATGGAACAACAACTATCTGGCTTAGTGAATACATTGATGCCATGGTAAAAGCAGAGCAAGATCGAATCATCCAGATACTTGTGGATAACTCTAATGGGGACTACCAGAAGGTTATGCTTACACCAAAGCTTTTGAAACTTATTAAGGGGGAAAGATGAATCCAGTACAGGTTATATCCTATGTAGTAGCAG